ACTTCGTTAAGTTTCAAGCAGAAGCTCGTAAGGCTAGGTTGTTAGAGCGTAACGAAAGAATCAAAAAGATTAACCAACGCTGGCAGTATGCAAGCATTATAGTCGCTGGTTGTCTTGGACTCATTGGTGCGTACGCTATCTTTATGGTCGCGCGAGCAATATCAGGAGGCTAGTATGTGGCAGGCGTTAATAGCACCAGTCTCAAACCTTGTTGGCGGTTACTTAAAGAACAAGGCTGAAGAAAAACAGGCTGTACATGAGCGCAAGCTGGAAGTTATTAAACACGAAGCAAACTGGGACAATATCCAAGCAACTAACTCTGGCAACTCTCTAAAAGATGAATGGTTTACGTTGCTTTTTTCCGTACCGCTCGTTATGGCATTCATCCCCGAGATGGTTCCCGTGGTCAGCGATGGCTTTAACGTATTGGAAGGCATGCCCGACTGGTACAAAGGATTCTTGGGTGCGGCGGTGGCGGCTTCTTTTGGCATTCGTACACTGAGCAAATGGAAATGAACTACTTCTCCGACGACGAACTACGCTGCCAATGCGGTTGCGGTGGCTTAAAGTTTGACCCCACGGTGCGTCAGGCACTGAACGCCATACGATCTAAGTACGGCAAGCCAATGATTGTCACAAGTGGCTACCGATGCCCGGAGCATCCCATAGAAGCCAAGAAGTCACACCCTGGCGAACATACGACCGGTATGTGTGTGGATATTGCCTGCCATGGTTTCGATGCAGCAGAACTCACCAAGCTCGCCATGGATCAATGCGCTACACGTATTGGCTGGAATCAGAAAGGCGGCAGCCGATTCATTCACCTGGGGTGGTCGAAGGATTATCCTCGAGGGACTTGGACGTATTAAAAAACCCCACCGAAGTGGGGTTAAAGGACGCAAAGGGAGGGAGTATGCGTTCGATTATTTTAACCCAGTTTGTCGTGCATGCAATAAACATATATGATAATATTTATGCAAACAACAGGAGGGTTACATGAATACATCAAAAGCAATTCGCAAACTTCAAGATGAGCAAGCCATCAGCTGCCTAGAACTGGCAATCGCAATGGACGTTACACCGCAACAGGTTACACGGTGGCGTAACATGCCCGATCTTAAGCTATCTACCGTACTTAAGTTATGTGATGTCTTGAAGGTATCTATTACGGAGTTTATAGAGGCCGGATAATGAACGAGTGGGAAGCGCTAATACCTTACTGCACATCGGAAAAGCAACGCCAAGTCATTCAACTTAGAAGCAATGGCATGAGCGCCAGGGCTGTTGCGGAAGAGCTTGGGATCTCTGAGCGCAATGTGATGGGAATGTGCGCTAGGGTTAAAAGCGCGGCAGCCAAGCAGGGCTATTCCCCAGATCATGACATGGTGCATACAGTGCCTGATGGCTTCACGGTTAAAGGTGTGTCAACCTATTATGACGACGAAGGTAGGCCACGTGGACAGTGGGTCAAGTCTGCCTCTGACACTCAGGCGCTGTTTGAGGAAGCGCTAGAGGCGTTTAAGGAAGGGCTGGTCGAGGATGTTGCCGGCAAAGCCAAGCCCGTCAAAAAGCCTAAAGGCGAAAAAGACGAAGACCTCTTGGCCTGTTATCTGCTTGGTGACCATCACTTGGGGATGAGAGCCTGGCCCGAGGAGACTGGGGGTGATCCCTACGACTTGGAGATAGCCTGCCGGGTTTTATTCAACGCCGTTGACACTTTGGCACACGCTAGCTCAAATGCAGGCACTGGTGTGCTGATAAACCTTGGCGACTTCTTCCACGCCAATGATCTAAAGAATCAGACGCCAGGCTCAGGCCATGGTTTGGATGTTGACGGTAGAGCGGGGATGATCATACGCGCAGCCGGGCAACTGTACAAAAGACTTGTCACTAGAATGCTGGAGACCCACAACGAGGTCTGGATTGTCAATGTGCGCGGCAACCACGATCCCGATGCAGCCTTATGGCTTAATGAGATGGTAAAACTATATTATGAAAACGAACCGAGGGTGAAGGTATATGACAATTACAACAAATTCATTCATTTCACGTGGGGCGACAATCTGGTCGTCCTGCATCACGGCGATAAAATCAATCTGCAAAGAATCTATGAGACGATTACGCGAGTTCTGGCGAAGGAGTGGGGCTCCTGTCAGCATCGTGCGTGTTGGACTGGTCATATACACCATAAACAAGCGCACGAGATCGGTGGTCTTCACCACGAAAGTTGGAATGTTCTGCCGCCGCCAGACGCTTGGCACGCCGCCAGTGGTTACGGAGCGTCGAGAAGTATGACCGCTGTATTGTTACACAAAGTACTGGGTGAGCATTCACGATTTAAGGTTGGGGCGAGTGAGTTATGAGCGCATACGATTATCAGGTTGGCGGGAGCCACTACAAAGATATGGCGATTCAGCCATCGATATACAATATCAAAAACAATATGGGTTTTGCCGAGGGGAACGTGATTAAGTATGTTTCTCGTTGGCGCAGCAAGAACGGCATTCAAGACTTAATGAAAGCCAAGCACTATTTGGAAATGCTAATTGAGGAGGTAGGGAATGATAGCGCTAATGATGTGCAATAAATGCGACCACCAGATGGATGAGATCTTTACAGCGCAGGAAAACTTCAAGTTAAAAGGCTGGATGTGCCCAGCCTGTTTAGATTTCGTGCCGGTTATCCAACCACCTTACGGAGAAAGTCAAACGTCTGAGCATGCTCAATCACCTGAGCTTTAGCGTCCTCCAGGCCTCGAGCAACGATAGCGGTATAACCGACCTCGTTTAGATACTCCAACCAGTCGCGCTGCTCTGGCGCGACAATACCGCCCTTTTCCCGCTTCATCTCAATCCAAAGGTATAACGCCGGGCAGAATAGATCCGGCACGCCCTTACTCACCCCCTCGGCCTTTAGCTTCATGGCTTGTGTTTTGCTTCGGTGCCCACCGTTCGGTATGGCGAAAATGCGCACGCCATGAAAGGTCTGTCGGAACCACTTAATAAATTCTCGCTGTACTTCGTGTTCTGTCAAAATGGTATTACCTCTTCCCATAAGTCGCAGTCGTCCACGCTCGAGGCAAAGCTCTCTGGTGGGCGTTCGTTATGTATTGTGCATACGCCGTTGGCGTCATAGTTTTCACAGGTGTGGCAGCATCTTGGTGCCGGGTTGTGCCGCTCCCACTCTATCACAAAATCAGGCTTCTGGTGTCGCATTCCATATTCTCCTTATGATGTCGTAAAACTTTCCGTTCTTCTTGTATTCCACGGTGGCTGGTGGTTTTGCTTCGTTTAACAGGTCGCACAGGTCTTTTAGTGTACCCTCGTCAGGCAGCTTGATGCCAGATTTGCGGGATATGCTAGCGATCAATGCCATGGCCTTCTGACCGGCGTAACCCTCGTGTAAGAGCGGCACATACTCGCTCACGGGCTTGTCTGACAGTGCGCCATAGTAAGTGACCTTGATCATCTCTTTGCCTGTCGCTCGACTTGTGTGCGTTACCCAAAACCACCTAGTGACTTCAAGCTTGGGGTTTTCAAGCCCCATAATGTCGTCGTCGTGCAGGATTAGCGGCTTCTTCTCAGGCTCTGGAAACGGATGCTGACAAGCCGGGCAAATCTTGGCGCTGGGGTGTACCAGCTCGTGGCAATTGTCGCAGACCTTCACCGGCGCTTCAGTCTCACCCTTGATCTCTTTACTCGCACTTGGGGGCTGTACGTAGGTGATCGGACCGTGCTGTTTAACCACGCCAGCAAAGTCAAGCACAAGGCAATGGTCGGTATGGCTTTTGAGTCGCATACCTCGACCGGCCATCTGGACGTATAAGCCCGGCGACATTGTTGGGCGCAACATTACGATCAAGTCAATGTCTGGATAGTCAAACCCGGTGGTCAGAACATTGGCGTTTGTGAGCGCCTTTATCTGGCCACGCTTGTATGCCCCCAGGATTGCGTCTCGCTCAGCTTTCGGCGTATCCCCTGTAACGGTCTCGGTTACAATGCCCTGCTCTCTTAGCTCGTCTCTGACGTGGTAGGCGTGGTCAACGCCCGCACAAAAGAAAAGCCATGCCTTGCGGTCTCCAGCCAGTCTGATTGTCTCCCCAACCACCGTCCGATTGACGATTGCGGTGTCAACAGCAGCCTGCAATTCTTTCTCGATGTACTCGCCGCCTCGCTTGTGTACTCCAGTAACATCCAGGGTGCTACCTGTTACCTTGGAACTCAGCTTTGCTAAATAGCCATCGGCTACCAGCTCGGCAATGGTGACAGGCTCAATCAAGTCGTCGAACAGACCGTCGCCCTGGTGGATGTAGCCGTGGCCTAGTCTGTATGGAGTAGCTGACAGGCCGATTACGCGCAAATAGGGGTTGATCTCTATCAAGCGATTGATCAGGGTCCGATACCCGCCTTCGGCCTTGTGTGAAATAAGGTGGCACTCGTCTACGATAATGAGATCAACTCGGCCAATCTTCTCTGCCTTGTTGCGCACCGACTGAATACCGGCAAAGGTAATGGTGTCAATATCGCGCCGTCCAAGCCCGGCAGAGTATATTCCCATTGGCGCATTTGGCCAGACCGAACGTAGTTTCTGTGCGTTCTGCTCGATGAGCTCTTTGACATGAGTCAACATTAAAATGCGGGTCTCTGGCCAGCTCTGCACGGCATCCTTACATAGGTGCGCGACAATGTGGCTCTTCCCTGATCCGGTCGGTAGCACCAGGCAAGGGTGGCCGTCGTTCTTCTGCATCCATGTGTACAGTTCGTCGATGGCGCGTTGTTGGTAGGGTCTTAAGGACATTGCTGAATCCTTTCTCCAATCCAACGCATTACGGGAACCGCCATAGAGTTGCCCAGTGCTTTGTATCTAGGGCCGTCTGGGCACTTGTCTTTGATGTTTGTGTAGCCATCTGGGAAGCCTTGTAGGCGCTCGCACTCTGTTGGTGTTAGGCGGCGGACGGCCATTTGGGTGGCAACCAAATCCGTAGCGTCCTTGTAGTCCCTAGCCTTTAAAGCGCTTGCTGTTCCATCACAGTCGTAATCACCAAAGCCTCGCATTCTGGCTGTGACTATCGGCATATTATTACCACCAGTCCCATATTTGGCGGTAACAGTTGTGCAAAGCTCGCCTAGCTCTTTGGTTCTACTGTCCTGTCCGTGGTGCTCGTAGACCTCAGCGCCAGCTCTAGTCGCTCCGGCAGCTTCTTCCCTCGTCTCTCTGCTCGGCGCAGGATTCCCGCGCAGGCTTTCGCGCTCAAATAAAACCGCTGCGGCACGTCTCCAGTCTCCAAGGTATCCGACAACAAACACACGTCTGCGTCGCTGGGCCACTCCGAAGTATTGAGCGTCAAGAACTCGGTAGGCGAACCCATACCCGATTTCGCCCAGCGCCCCGAGGAAGGAGCCAAAGTCTTTTCCTCCGTTACTCGACAAGACTCCGGGGACGTTCTCCCAAACCACCCATCGTGGGCGCTCTCGTTGAGCAAGCTTAATGAATTCGAGTGCCAAGTTACCACGGTCATCGTCCAATCCTTTTCTAAGTCCTGCGACTGAGAATGACTGGCAGGGAGTTCCTCCGACAAGAAGGTCAATTGGTCCATATTGATTCTCCGATATTGTTGTAAAGTCGCCGTGCAAAGGTACATCTGGATAGTGATGAGCCAGAACCTCGCGGGGGAACTTTTCTATCTCGCTGAAAAACGCAGGCTCCCATCCAAGCCCATGCCAAGCAACAGTAGCCGCCTCAATGCCGCTACAAACACTCCCATATCTGATCACCCCCGAACCCCCGCATGCACAAGCTCATGCCGCACCCGAAAGATGGTATTCTTGTGCACCCCATACTTAGCAGCCATTGCCTTATCGGTCATACCGCGTCGGTTCTTGCGGATCTCGAGCACTTGCTCGGGGGTGAGTTTATAGTTTTTAGCCATCGGTTATTCTCCCATCAAATTTATCTCTCAACGCCTGAACCATAGGGTCGGCGCATAATTCTTTTCCAGCGATTAGCTCGCTTGAGGCAAAGTGATTTGCTCCGTTCTTGATGCGCTTGCCATTGACATCGTACACGGCCACAAAATCCTCGCTCTCATCGGGCACCAGATCCCAAGGCACTAGGTCTGGGTGCAGGGTGTGTGCCTGGCAGCCGGTGATTTGTGCGTCGTAAGGTATGGTGTCCTGCCAGCGCTCGCAGAAAAAGGTGCTGTCTTTTTTGGCGGTGCTGTGGGCACAGGTGCGGCAGTTGACCTCTTTGGTAAGCTTTGAGCTATGACAAAGATCGTGGGCGGCGCAGAACTTACATTGATACCAAGATGGATCTGTGCTCACCGGGGGTGGCATGCGATCCTCCAGGGCTAAGTCGTGCCCCTTTTGTACTAGCTTTTTGGCGTAATCTATGTCTAGGCGCACACGCTCGGTGTAATAGCTGTCGTCGTCTTTGCACACGGCCACATACAGTGCCCGATCGATCTCCAGCCCGAGCATGTACAACTGCATCTGCGCGTAGTGCATCGGCTTGGACTTCTCCACGCCATTCTTAAGCAGATCCTTAAACGACTTAAGGCTGTGCGTCTTAAACTCAGCCACATGGCGCTTGTTAGGTGCCTGCGGTATGCCAGACTCAATAATGCCATCGACCGATCCAGACACATGGCAGCCAAAGTCCACGCGGGTCTGATCTCCGCCGATCTTAATACCGACTCGCTTAAGGTCGCCAATGATTTGATCTTCCTCGAGCTGGCCTCGCCGAAAAAGCCTGAGCACGCGCCCTGGGAACTTCTCCATAACAGCCCATCGGAACGATAGCCAAATCCATCGGTCACAATGGTGGCCCAGCCCAGAGCAGCCAAGGTGGGGCCTTGGCTTCTGGGTGGTTGACTCGTGCGCCCTGTCAATCAGAGCGCCGATGTCGTTCAATGGCTTAGGTATCTCGGCCATTACTTTTTCCAGGGTGGGGTTGCCGCAGCCGGTGCCGGTGCCGCCGCAGGAGCAGGCGAGCCTTCAACTGCCTTGTACCCCTTAACCTCGTTAGAGTCCCCGTACTGCTCATCCTTTCGGACAGAGACTTTGATCGAGCACGAGCGTCCAACGAACTGATCGGTGTCGGTCACGCGGTCAAGACCACACGCGGCCATAACTTCATTCAACTGCTGGCGTCCAATCTCTTCAGCCTTGGGGTTGGGATTTTGGATGTTCAGGTTAGTGAACACAACGCGACCTTGGTGCGCAGGGCCGGTGACGTCAAAGCGGAGCTTGATGTACTGACCAGTGCCTGCCTTGGTCTGATTAAGTCCAGCCTCCGCAATCGTGGCCGTATACCAGCCTGCGGGGATTGGCTCGTAAGAGCTGTTGCTTTCGGGCAACTCTGCCCGGTTAATTTCAAATCCTAGATTAGCCATAATTAAGCTTCCTTCTTGGTGATGTTAAAGGACGGACGTCCTGGTGTGGTTGTAATGGCTTGCGCCAATGGTTTGGTAATGCTTTCGTCAGCCGCCTTCCATGCGCGGGAATCGATGTCTGGCTTCCAGCGAAACAGTGAGCCAAGGTGATCGGTCAAACCATGCTCAGCGGCAATGTCCTGCAATAGGTCAGAGTCCACTTTACGGTTGTACCGGTTGGTCACCTTGATGACAAAGTCGTCTTCCTTGATGGTCTTGGAGCCTTCCTTGTCGTCTAGATTGAGCTGGCGCACCAGCTCGTCTTCTAGCATTCGGCGCTCTTCGACCGCTTCTCGCTCCGCCTCTTTGGCGGCTATCCATGCTTCGTAAATGTTCATTTATTCCTCCGTGATCCAGATATAGACTGCGTCTCGTTTATTAAAGACAAACTCAGCGCCGCCAATGCACCGCAAAGTAGTGCGATCCTGCCCGTCGTCGCTTACGGAACAGACCCCAAAAACTTCGACCAATGGCTTGCTTAGGTCGAAACAGATTCGATATGTGTCACTATATGTGTCACTCACCCCTCACCCCCAATCTTCGCAATAATTGCACCAAGGTCTGGCGCTTCCCATGCGTCCAGCCGACCCGAGCGGTCCTTGGCGGTCCACAGGCCATCCGAGTCGCACATAAGCGCACGCTGGGTGTTGCCGTCAGCATCCTTCTCAACGCGCAGGGCGAGCACTTCGTCGAAGTAGTAGGGAAGCGACTGACCAGTCTTATTGCCCGGCATGCTAGGCGCATACAAAATGCGACCCATTTCGTCTTGTGACTTCTCTAGCTTGGCCGAAAAGTAAACGTGCTTGCCGGGTAGGTCTCGGAATGCGCGAATGACGTAGGCCATCGCATCCTGCATCGCACCATACGCTTGGCGTGGGTCTTTGGCCGCAGCCTTCTCATGACCCAGAACCACCTCAGCGATCTCGCTGATTGAGTCTAGGGCAATGCTTTTAAACTGACTGGCCTCATCCGACTTAGCCCACTCCAGCGCTTCGACCAAATCATTCATCGACTTAATCTCAATAAATGGAATGTCAGCGTCAGCAATTGATAGCAGGCCTCCCTCTGCACTTAAAATAATTGGTGAGGGCAAGCTCTTGATTAGCGAGGTTTTACCTGCGCCAGCTTGACCGTACACCAACACCTTTACACCATGCGCAGAAAGCCCGCGCGTTGAGCGTAATTGTATTGCCATAGTTGTATCCTCTTCGTTGCCCCAGTTCGAACCATTCGTGTCGGGGTATTGACAATTTAACCAAAGTGAACATTTAATGCAACACCTATTTTGATAAACTGTTCGGCCAACCACAAAGGGGAGAGATATGGCAGATCTAACGGGGGTTCTTAACGGCCCATGGCAACACCACAAAATAATACTAAGCCCAGAGGCGCAACTTATTGATTCTATTGAAAAAGCTGGTCTAGAAGCGCCGGAGAGCGTAGAGCTTGATGGTAGGATTCATAGGTTTGGTCGCAAGAAAACCTCATGGTATGTCGCTTATGGCGACGGTATACCCGCCGGACGATTCGGTGATTGGAAGTTGGGGGTGGACCATATTTTTAGGGCAGAAATCGACCGCGATTTGACAATTGCAGAAAATATGGCGGTCACGCGGAGAATGGCCGAGGCAAAAGCCGCACGAGATGCGGAGATTGAAAAGCGCCACGAAGTCACATCCAACACCGTGCAGACAATATGGGATCAAGCCGGGCTTGCCTCCAGCGAGCATGAGTACATTGCCCGCAAGGGCATCCAGCCCCACGGGGCGCGAATCACAGGCGATGGTCGATTGATGGTGCCGATCTATGACGGCGACGAGCTGGCAAGCATTCAGTACATCGACCGCAATGGAGATAAACGATACCATACGGGGGGCAAGACAGGCGGGTGCTACTGGAGCATAGGCGAGGTGACCGCAACGGTCTATGTGGCCGAGGGATTCGCCACCGCCGCTACTATTCACGAGCTGACCGGCTGTCAGACCTACATTGCCTTCTCAGCCTCAAACATACCCGCCACCGTCTCTGCCATCAAAGGCAGGCCAACCATTGTGGTGGTGGCCGACAACGACCAGTCGGGGGTGGGCAAGTCCTACGCCGACCAGGCAAGCGCTAAGTATGGCTGCCGAGTGGTTATGCCGCCGATGCCGGGCATGGACGCCAACGACTACCACCAAGCCGGACACGACCTACTTGAGCTACTCGAGCCACCCAAGTCGGACTGGTTGGTACCGGCAAGCGAATACGCGGCACAGCCAGCGCCCATCTCATGGCTTATCAAGGGCTGGGTACAGGATAACGCGCTCGTCATGGTTCACGGCCCCAGCGGGGGTGGTAAGACCTTTGTTGTGCTCGACTGGTGCCTGAGCATAGCGGCCAAGAAGGATGATTGGCTCGACAACCGAATACACGGCGGGTCGGTGGTCTACTTAGCTGGTGAGGGCCACCACGGCCTGCGCTCGAGGATTGCCGCATGGGGGCAGAGACACGATACGGTGCCCGACGAATTCTATATCTCGCGCTCTGGGTGCGACCTGAATACGCCCGAGGGCTTTGCCAAGGTTGCGCAGTCGGTTGATTTACTATCCCATAGTCCCAAGCTGATTGTGGTCGATACCTTGCACCGGTTCCTTTTGGGTGACGAGAACTCGGCCCAGGACGCCAAGACGATGCTGGACGCCTGCAATGAGCTCATGGCGCGTTATGAGTGCTCGGTCATACTCGTGCATCACACCGGCGTAAACGAAGAGGCGCAGCATCGGGCTCGCGGTTCATCCGCCTGGCGGGGGGCCTTGGACATCGAGGTGAGCGTTGTGCCTGCCAAGGGCGACAAGCCGATTGAGATCGTGCAGCGTAAGTCAAAAGATGCCGAGATGGCCGAGCCGGTGTACGTCAGGCTCGAGAAGCAGGAGATTGACGGCTGGATCGATGAGGACGGTGACCCGGTATCAAGTGCTGTGCTTATCAAAGCCGACGCTCCAGAAAAAGACGACGGGAAGTTAAGATCCGCCAAGAAGCTGTTTGAGAACATGTGGCACGAGTCGGGCAGGGATTTATTTTGCGATGCGCCTTATGTGTCCAACTCGTTCGCCAAGGAAGCATTTGTGCGAATGAATCACTCCAATGCAACGGCCACCAAATATGCCACCGGGGGTGACCGAGGGCCGCTGGCAAAGCTTCGAGAAGCTGGGCTGTTGAGAAAGGATTCTTCCGGGTGGGTTGCCGAGGATGCCGCGTGGATACTGAGCTTAAAGAACTAAGGAACAAAAAGGAACTTTTAAGGAACATTCCATTTTGTTCCAGGGGGGCAAAAAGCACCGAATTAAGGAACAAAAAGGAACACACACCTTAGGTGTGTTCCATTGTTCCTTCGGTGTGCGGGTGGATTGTATTTAACAGAAATGTGTTGACAAGGTATTTATCTATTTGGTGTAATGAATTTATGAGATTATCTATTGAACAAGTTGCTGAAGCTTTCGAGCTGAGACAGAAGGGAGTCTACTACGCGAACATCGCAATGATTTTTGGCGTGGCTGAGACGACACTTAAACGCTACATGAAAGCTGCCGAGAAGTATGGCTTCTCGTATTGGAATACCGATGGTGTACAAGAATAAAACTTTCTGCTCGCAGAGCTATGAGTGCGACAATCGAGACTGCCAGTATTGGGTGGACTTTGATGTCGATACCGATGAGGCAATCAGCCTAGCGAATTTCAAAGAGCCCGAGTGTGGGTTTATTGAGGTGGAAGATGAGTGACGACGATTGGGTAGAGCTGGCGGCGTGGGTTTTGATGGCCGTGTTGTTGGTTGTTGTTTGGCGTGCGTTTGTTGGCGCATAAAAGTGGGATATATAGACTGATAATGTGCAGAAAGTGTCCATAAAGTCCCAGTTTTTAGACATGAGGGTGTCTGTGTGTACACAAAATCGCCAAAATTGGACATTGGAGTATACTTAAACGGAATGACTGCGCCGTAAAGACAGTCCCAATTTTTTAGAATAGGCACTCAGGGTTGCGTTCAGTGTGGTTCGCCCAAGCGTGAACGGTAATTGTCCTAGCCAGTCGCAGGGAAGTAGCTATCCCGTAGACGAACTCGACAGGCCCTGCCAAACCATGGATAACGGCGATAAAGACGAGTGTCTATTCTAAAGAATTCACGGTGATGCGCATCAAGCGGGGTTACTACAAACAACACCCCGCACGCCTAGCCCGAGAAGAACCACTTTGTAAGTCGCTGGTGCACCAGTGCAGATAACGCAGGATAAAGGTTTGACCGAGTGCCTGTAACTTTTAGATTATGGAAGTATTGGCCAATATATAGAACATATGGCGGTCATATGGTAAGTAGATAGATCAATTGGAGGGAGTTATGACAGAAAAAGAAATAACAGCATTGAGGGCGATTTATCCTGAAATACCCAAAAACGTACTAAACATAACTATTACAGCAGACGTAAACAGCGAGGTGCAGATAACTTGCACTTTTTATCCAGATCGCAATTTAACGGAGGCAGGACAAAAGTCTGTGATTGTTCCTGCAGATGAACTTAAGCAGATCGAGGATGCGATTGCTTTTGAATTAGGTGGCGAACCTTGTGGACTGCATGAGGCGCACAAGTTAGTCAAAACAATGATCCAGTCAAGCAACGGTCAAGCAAATGGAGGGAGTTATGACATTTGAAGAATACGCAAATACTATTACTTGGCGCACTGTTGCCGAGCGCACTAAGGCTAAAGCGGTGTGGCAGTACCAGCAAGCCAGCATTGATGGGTTGCTCGAAGATAGGGGAAAGGATCGGGCTAGGATTAATGAGCTTGAACAGTGGATAGCGGCAATAGCAGAAGATCATCCACAAATACCAGACTGGATACAACAAAGCGCGAGGAGTCTATTAGCGCAGGAGGGTGAGTGATGAAAGAGTTTATAACCAACGTACAGAACTGGGCAAGTGAACGCGGCATATACGACCATAGCACAGGAACCGCTCAGCTACTGAAAGCTATCAGTGAGATGGGCGAATTAGCGGACGCACATGCTAAAAATGATGTCGCCGAGATGAAAGATGCGGTTGGTGATATTTTGGTATGTCTGGTGAATTATTGTAAATTGGAAGGGTTAGACTTGACCCAGTGTTGCGATGGCGCATGGAATGAGATTAAAGACCGCAAAGGCAGAATG